TAGATTGGGAGTTCAGCCCGCAAGCGAGTATAACAAAGGATGATTATTCATGATAACCGGCTCTGATAGTTAGCTCATTAATCAGGGTATCGCTCCCCATGATGTCATTTTGCAACAACGGCAGAAACCGGACATAGCGGCCATCCCGATACATCAATGACCTGTTGCAGTCAGGAAAAAAATCCATTTCAGCAATTACTGTCATGTCATCACGGCGAATAACAGCATATTTACAAGTGAATGTTTTATTTAAATTTTTCACGGTGTCTCCATAGATAACGAACTTGAGCATTTTTAAAGCATCTTCATGCTCACCATGAATATATAGGAGACTATTAATTATCATCATCAATAAATATGGTTATTTTTTGACCATGTGCAATGACATTTTCTCTGTGTTCTATTTATAATCTTATAACTGGTTATTTTTTGACATGCTCATTTCCCGGACATTAAAAAAACCGCCGGCGCAGGTATTAAGTACGGGTACATTGAGGTTGTCTGACACATCACAGGTGACGGAGATTCATCCCCCAAGGTCTCTTACTTAGCAATGAAGACAACTACCTCCTCTCTGTCTGGCCGGTTCGATCGCAGTCTCTCCTCGTTACTGGTGCAGTCACTGTGACAGTGATGCAGATGATAATCAGGACGATTAACATCGCTGCGGTTGACTTATCCGGCAAAATTATGCTGCCATGATGCCAGTTAACCATACTGGCATCATGGCCAACCGGCATCGAAAAGCATGTTGACCAGACTCGCAGGCCATTGAATCACGCAACAACCAGTTACTATCATCTGATGAAAAAGGCTGTGCATAACAGAATCAGAACTGACTGGTATCAGGGCCATGTTCTTCAGCAGCAAATACATAAGATGAAGCAAGATATAAAGAATGAAGGAAAAATCGAGTATAAAAAACGTACAGAATTGTCTGAAGTAACTTCCCTGCAGCATTGACGCCGCAGGGAATCTATTTATGGTGTAACTATATTGAACCAGAACTCAAACTTGTCCATATAGCCCAGCATCTCATCCAGTTTCGCAGCATTACCGGTAACGTTGACTTCTCCTTTATCTTGAGCCTGCTTCAGAGTTTCTTCCTTCAGGATAATTTTATTCAGCGTGTCACGGTTCAGAGTAATCGTGGCATCAGCATCTTTCGCTTCAGCATTAGCCGTGTGGTTCAGCACGCCATTTTCCAGCTCAAGCTTGTACTTTCCGCCGTCGCTGCCAAGGTCAATATTAAATACCGCCCGGGCATTACCCGCTTTTTCACCGTTGATATGTACAGCCAGGAAGTCGAAGAACATTTCAGGGGTCATCGCCCGAACGGTATCCGGACTTGCTGTATTTGGCGTCGGACCTTTAACCACACCGTTACGCAGCTCCTGCGCACCGGTCAGGTAGAAGTTACGCCATGGACCAGATTCAGCCTGATACCCCAATTGCTCCAGCGCATCGGCTTCAAGGTTACGTGCATTCTGGTTATTTGGATCGGCAAACACGACCTTACTCACCACCTGAGCAACCCAACGGTAGTTCCCCTGGTCAAAGTCTGCTTTAGCTTTCTGAAGAATCGCATCGGCACCGCCCATGTATTCAACAAATTTCTTGGCCGCTTCTTCGGGTGGCAGCTCATCAAGGGTTGCCGGATTGCCATCGAACCAACCGAGATACAGCACATACGTTGCTTTTACGTCATGGCTGATGGAGCCGTAATAGCCGCGGTTGGCCCAGGTTTTTGCCAGGCTATCCGGTAGTTTGAAGTTGGCCGCTATTTCGTCGCGAGTCAGACCTTCATTGGCCATGCGCAGAGTCTGGTCATTGATATAACGATACAGGTCTCGCTGGCTTTTCAGCAGACCAACAACATTCTCGTTACCCCAGGTCGGCCAGTGGTGCTGGGCCATAATAATTTCAGCTTTGTCACCCCAACGCACTATAGCTTCGTTGATATATTTCGACCACGGCAACGGCTCACGAATTTTTGCGCCACGTAGCGAGTAAGTGTTATGCAGGGTGTGAGTGACGTCCTCTGCGGCTTCGATGAGTTTCTTCTCTTCGATGAACCACAGCATTTCCGAAGGGGCTTCCGAACCAGGGGCCAGCATAAAGTCGTAAGTCAGGCCATCAATCACTTCTTTCTGGCCGTCTTTATCGATGATATTAGTGGGCGCAATCAGTGTCACCGTCCCCGCAGAGGTGGTCGTCCCCAGTCCGGCGCCAACCTGGCCGGAGGCATCTGGTTTCAGGAGGTTGCCATACATATAGCTGGCACGGCGGCTCATCACGTTGCCGGCCATAATATTCTCGGCTACTGCTGCCTCCATAAAGCCAGCAGGCGCATACACTTTCACCTTGCCGGATTTCACGTCCGCTTCATCGACAACGCCACGCACACCGCCATAGTGGTCAACATGGCTATGAGTATAAATGATGGCGACAACAGGCTTATTGCCACGGTTTTTGAAATACAAATCCATACCGGCTTTGGCTGTTTCCGCAGAAACCAGCGGATCGACAACCGTAATCCCCTCTTTACCTTCGATAATCGTCATGTTGGATAAATCAAGGTTACGAATCTGGTAGACGCCGTCTGTGACTTCAAACAAGCCACTGATATTGATTAGCTGGGACTGACGCCACAGACTAGGGTTAACAGTGTCAGGAGATTTTTCCCCTTCTTTTATGAAAGCGTACTGCTGTGGATTCCAGATGACATTCCCTTGCTCTCCCTTAATCACCTCTTCAGGTAAACCAGCGATAAAGCCTTTATGGGCATTCGTGAAATCGGTGTTATCAGAGAAAGGAAGTTGGTTATAAAGCGCATCGTTAGCTTGCTTGGTTGAAGCAGTGGCACCTTTTGGGGCTTCCTGTGCAAATAAAGGTGTCAGCGCAGTGGAAGAGAGTAGCCCCGCCAGCGCAAAACTTTTAACGATCAACTTAAGTCTCATTTGTACCCCTCATGTAAAAATATTCTGTATCACTCAGTCTGGTCGATTAATTATCTGTTAATTCAAACAATTAAAGTTATTGCTGACCATTTTCTCTCTTTTAAATATAACCAAAACGTTACATTTCGCCATTTATGGATACAAATAAATCGTGTTTTACGTCAGCCAGTTCCATCCTCTTTTAGTAAGTGGGGTAAGCTCGCTTCCCGTTTCCGGGAGACAACTATAATTATTCCCCCTACTACAGAAGCTTTGACTATAAGTTCGTCACTGTGGAACAAAAATCATCTCATCAGCCAAAAATGCTGCCTGGCCTGATAGCTTTTCCATTTTTCACTGTGAGGTATCTGCGCACTACACTGGATAGTAATTATTCATTATATGAGGCGGTTAAGGATGGGGCAGGATTCGGACGACAGGCGCCGTACTTCCAGTGCTGGAAGGATATGGCAGGATCATAAAGATATGGTCACGCAAGCGCTACGTGTAAGTATTCCGTGGTTCACATTTGTGAATATCAGTTTTGCGCTTATCATTTTATTTCGCCACATACTCATCAGTGACTTTGACAAGTCGATCAGTGCACAGACTGGAATACTGCCTTTAATAGACGATATTATGGGCAGTATTATTGTTTTTTCGTTCCTGATACTCCTTTTCATTTACCGCCTTCCGGCCAGATTTACTCCTCTTTGTCTGGTGATGCTGCTGATTCTCAGTCTGATGTGGAGCTATTGTAGCTACTTTTTTATTGTCTGGTGGCAACTGCCTTTTGCCTGGCCTCTCAGTGTCATCCTTATGCTTACCGCGCTGGCTGCGCTTTATTATCATCTGCCAGCGTTGCTATTTTTCATCGTCCCGTTATGGCTGACCGCCCTGCTGGCCAGTGTGCAGCTTAACCAGTATGTGAATATCCGGTTTTTATTAGTCTGGCTTACTCTTACCACCATACTCATTTATGGTCGCTTTATCCTGCAGCGCTGGTTTGATGAAGCCTGGTTGCGTTACCAGGAAAACCGGATGCTTATCGCGCGTCTCGACGTTATGGCTCACCAGGATGCACTGACCGGGACCGCTAATCGACGTTCAATGGAAAGTTTTCTTGGGGATGCTCTCCGCCAGACGGAGCCGTTTGCACTGATCATGCTCGATGTGGACTATTTCAAAAACTATAACGACCATTATGGTCACCAGGCTGGCGATGCCTGTCTGGCAAAGGTGGCCGGGGTAATGAAGAGGTCGGTTCGTACTCCGGCAGACCTGGTGGCACGTTACGGGGGCGAGGAGTTTGTCGTTGTGCTGCCTTCGTCGTCGCTGAATGAAGCTGCACTGGTTGCTGAACGTATTCAGACAAACCTGCGTGAAACCGCAATGCCGCATGCAGCATCTGCGGTTAGCGAAACGGTCACCGTCAGTATGGGCATCACCCTTTCCACAGCCGGTGACACTGTTACCGGCATTATTGCCAGAGCGGACGAGGCCCTTTATCGGGCTAAACAACAGGGACGTAATCGTTGGGTAAAGTAAAACCAGTTGCCCGGTGTTTGATACAGATGATCACCTTGCCATACTCAGATAATTAAAACTGAATATTTGGAAGCAAAAAAGACAGTCGGACTCACGGAACCTTTGCGCTGGTACAGCCTGAATATCAGATAAAATTATGTCCAGCCGCAGACAACCAGTTGACAGTGGAATATTCCTGGTGTTGTGAACAAGGCGACATTCACAACACGACTGTGCTCACGGAATTCAAATGCCGAACGGGTGATGACGATATTCGCTACCTCTGCAAAGTTATATTATTCGATTTTCATGCAGATTTCGCCTCCCGGTGATGTCCCCGATAAAATGCCAGTACCCTTTGCATCGTCACGCTGTTCCGGCACTCCGTACAGATAACGTTTCTGGTCCGGTCGTAGGAACTCACGACACCTTCCGGCGTTTTCAGAAAGCGGGTAATCCTGGCATCTTCACGTTTCTGCTTCCAAAGCAGGAAAGCCTGTTCCGAAGGAAAAATACCGCTTCTCCCGGCCTGATACAGATCCCCACAACTTTCCGCCTTTTCCAGGTAGTGGCGGGCTGTAAAAATGGTTAACCCCGTTATCTTCCGCAGTTCTCCAAACGTCATCCGACCGTGGGTTCGTACCAGTTCCGTCAGGCGCTTCTGTATTTCAGCTTTCTGCGCCGGTGTGTAATTTCTGCTCATAAGTCCCCCCCCTGTTAAAGCCTTCCCGCCGCCTTACGCCGTCTGAATTCTTCCATCATCAGTTGTGCCGGGGTTGGCCCTGCCGGATGACGCGGCGCTGCCAGTTGACGGCGTACCGGCGGTATGCTGAAACCATTACCGACGTGTTTTGTCCACTTCGCCAGTAACCGTTCTGCAAGTCGTTTCAGTTCGCCTTCCGTCATCTGGTGCTCAACGCCCGTTCTGCGCATCTCGGTGCAGATGTGATACAGAACCGGCTGAGGCCACGGATATTTATCACTGCCGGAGTAGCGCCAGGACTCGTTACGCCAGTGACGATATTCCGCCAGCACTGCATCGGCTGTGAGACCAAACGCATTAGCTCCGCTTTCAGAAACCAGCGAAATAAACTCAGCCAGGTCCGGCGGCCATGTCTCAGCCGCCCGGCATCGCTCCATACACTGCTGACAAATCAGCCGGATTTGGCGCTCAGTCATCGCCCCAATCTGGGCCACCCACAGCTTCGAAGGTGCCGCGCCGTTCTTCTGCGTCCATCGGTTCGAATAAATTTCCCCCATGACTTCCCAGAGTCGCCAGGCCGTCTCCGTCGCTGGCGATCCCGTTTTCGCGTTCCCACTGCACGCGGGCTGCCCTGATTTGCTGTACTGCCCGCGATGCGGTGCTGTCTGGCTGGATTTCTGCATGGCTTTCTCCCCTGCTGGCTGGTTTCGCCTTTGCCCTGACGTGGTTTACGTGACGGGCGAATTTTTGTTCCCACTGGATTTGTGTGAACACCTTTCCCTCCGACGTCCAGTAATCCCTGAACGCGACAAGCTCCGTAGGTAAATACTCCGGCTCTGGTAACGCAACGCCCCACTGGGCGGCCCGTTGTCGGAAATCCAGCGAGGGATGCCAGTCATCCATCATTGAGAATTTCCCGATCGGCTCGTTCGGGCCTTCCCGGTATTCCGGTTCAGTCACGACAGGCTGTTGCATAATTCCAGGCTGACTAACCGGAGCACTCGCGCGCGCGCGCGCGTTATGTGTGGGGTTTAATTCTTTTAGATCTATATCTTTATTAGTTCCCTTTTTGTTGGCTTCCTGTTTAAACACCGAACCAACACCTGTTGAACATGTGTTACTTCCACTGGCGGCCTGCGTTTTCTTCCTGTTCCTTCTGGACTGAACAGATGCTTTCCCTGCTGCCGACTTTTTCGCCAGAACATCCCTGACCGCAGCGAGATCATTTTCGATACGCTCATGAGTCCATTCAGTGCCGTTATCAATGAAAAATTCTCTCAGGGACTCTTCCACAGCCCCCCATCGTTCACTGCTAATCCGAGCAATTTTTGCCAGCCTGTTTTTCGGGATAGCTCTTCCGGTCTGCCAGTAATTGAACATCAACAACAAATAGGCTCCATGCTCCTCGGCAGAAAGGTGCATGGTGTCCGCCAGATAATCAGCGATGTAAAGCTGCATGTATGGAAGTGCGGCCATAAAGCCTCTCTACGCTCTTTTCCGGGCGATCTGAAAACATAAAAAATTACTCACTGGTCATGTCTCTGGTACTGCTGGCGATAACCGCTACGTAACGCCTGTAACGCATATATGGCCTCGTCACACTCCCGCTCAAAATCCGCCAGCGGCGCGCCAAGAAGTACCGCGCTTGCCACTGCGGTTTTTTTAAAAGCTGTGAAAGCAGGTACTCAATGCTCTGCCCTGCCGTTATTCGTTTATGCAGTTCCGGCGCACTTTTGCGGATCGCCTCCAGAATAGCGGGGATCAGCGCAGAGAATTTCTCGCAGTGCTCCGCCGTTTCCCGTTTCCGCCAGCGCTGAAAAATGTTTATCCGGTTACGGCGCCATGCGTCGTAATCCACCGTTCCGTCGTCACGCTCGATACGGTGAACCGCTATTTCCGGTCGCGCCGGCTGCTCCAGGAATGCGCGGGTGATCAGTTGCGTGGCGGTTTCCTGGGTTATCTGTAGATATGCCAGCCATGACGATAACGCCTGACTGGCTGTTTCAGGGGTGATCATGGTTGTTCACCTTCGCTAATATGGTTCTGCTATCGTTCACATGAGGCGGGAAAACATCATCAAGAACACAGCGAGATCCCAGATGGTTAAGTGTGGCAACAATTTTTCGGCACTCCTCCAGTCCGGGTGTGCGAAAATTTGCTTCGTAGTTCGCCAGACGGCTCTGTATCCATCCCAAATGAGTCGCAAGCTGCCTTTGAGATAGCCCCAGTTGCTTTCTGTATGTTGAAATTTTGTTCATTTAAAACCTCCGAATTTTATTATTCACAATTCGTGAGCATAGTCAACTACACATACGTGAGTATCATCAATTTCACGTAGCGTGATAAAATTCCAAACATGAAAACGATTGCAGAACAAATTGGCGAACGTCTTAAAACTATCCGCCAAAACAGAGGATTAAGCATGGGACGACTGGCTAAGCTATGTGGCTGGTCGGGGTCGTCACGCATTGCAAATTACGAGGCTGGAACGCGGAGTATTGGAGCTGAGGATGCCATTACGCTTGGTCAAGTGCTTGGCATTTCCCCCGCAGAACTAATGTTCGGTAAGCAGGAAAATGCCAACTCATGGCTGAGTGATAACCAACAAAAGCTACTCGAATTGTTTAATCAACTGCCAGCATCAGAGCAAACACGTATGCTTGATCTGTTTGAAATCAGATTAAAAGAAATTGATGAGTATGTAGAACAATACCTTAGAAGCAGACAGCATAAAAAAGATACTCCATCCTCTTGAGCTAACCTCCCCTCTTAGTAATCCCGCAAATGCGGGATTTTTTTTGCTTATCCATATCCCACCAAAAAAATAATGCTCACAATTCATATTGACAAATTACTCACGATATGTGAGCATTTGATGTATCAAGACAACGCCAGACCAGATAACAGCCGGACAATACCAAGAGTTATCCCGCTGCTGAGTCGGGCTAAGTAGCCAGCCTGAGGCATACGAACATGACGGCAGTTGTTGTTAAGTAACAAGCGCAGTAGATAAAACGTTCCGCTGGCCGGCGATAAGGCAAACGAGGGTGAGAATGATTGATTTCGCACGTAAACCAGCTCGACAGCAGGCCGTCCCGCTCAACCGGATTGAGGTTTTAATCCGCCGCCTCTGCTACCTGCTGGCGCAGAAAGGAGATCCGGATGCTTAAACAATGCGGTTACTGCCGCAAATCCATTGATTAAGGCAAAGAAGTAAAAAACGAGCTGACGCTGATTCGCGGCGCGCAGCTGACACATGAAGAGCGCGATTACTGCTCTGTACGCTGTGCCTCATACGACCAGATGGCGCACGAAAGTTAACGTAAAAGCCGCGCAAGGCGGCCCATACGTCCGGTGACACCGACCAAAGTTCCACCGGAAAACTACACAAAAAACCAAAGTTCACCCAATGGGCGCTATCTCTGGCCCGGGGATCTTACATCTAAAAAAGAGGATCTCACATGGAATTTTTCTATGTAGTAAAAGCTACGCAGAAATCCGGAAAGCAAGATGCGACGGTCTGGTTCACTGCAAAATCAGAAGCGCGCGCCAACCTTATGCTGGATGTCGTTCTGGAAGATGCTGAAATTGAAACCGGCCGCGGTAAGGATTATGCAAGGCCGATCCGCACCAATTTTCCGGTAGTCAACGAGCTGCCGCCGGAAGGTGAAATAAGTTTTACCTTCACTAATTATTATCGCCTCGGTGAAGATGGCATGACTTGGGAACAAATCCCCGGCGTCACCCTGCCATCATCTGAAGCCGCCGCCGTGGCCCGCCAGCACATCGTTGACGGTGTTGATACCGAAACAGGCGAAGTGCTGGAAGACCACACCGAAAATTTTGGTAACGAAAGCAACAGCCCTGCCCAGGCAACAGCCCCAGCCCCCGAGCTGACTGTTGTCGCAACTATGCCTCTCCGTCACCGCGTTCTTGCTCAGTACATAGGTGAAGGTGAGTATCTTTATCACGTCGACGCCTCCCAGAAAAAAGAAATTCTGCGTCTCGAAATGGACACCGATAATTCATATGTCCAGAACCTGCTGCTTGCCGCCGAGAATGCTGAAGCGTTCAAGAAAGCCATTGAACATGACATTCACAAAATAGTGAATGCCGTTAAAAAAGTATTCCCTGTCGATGGAAAAACTCCTGAACTGGCGACTGTTATCCAGTTCCTTAAAACATGGTTCGAGACGGAGCATATCGATCGCGGTTTGCTCGTTAAGGAGTGGGCGAAAGGCAACCGTGTATCGGCTATTCAGCGCACTGAAAGCGGCGCCAACGCTGGCGGTGGCAATAAGACTGACCGTAACCCTGATTACGAACACACTCTTGATACTCTGGACGTAGAGATTGCAATGGCCACTTTGCCTATGGACTTTAATATCTATGAGCTACCTGGCAGCGTTTACCGTCGCGCAAAAGAAATCGTAAAGAAAAAGGAAAGTCCGTTCAAAGAATGGTCCGCAGCGCTTCGCGCAACGCCCGGTATCCTGGATTATTCCCGCGCCGCTATTTTCGCGCTGATCCGAAGCGCACACCCCGAGTTTTATCACTACCCCGGACGCCTTCAGGGGTATATCAACGCCAACTTAACGGAGACTGATCACGAGAACCCCGCCGAGGAAGCTCTCACGACTGCCCGACACACTCCGGAAAAAGACGCGGTAGAAGAAGCCAACCGACAGCTTGCCGCCGTACGCGGTGACTACGTCGAGGGCATCAGCGACCCGAACGACCCAAAATGGGTGAAAACCGAGACAAGCCAACCGGCATCTGAG